CCGAAGCGTGGAGGATTGCAGTGAAAGTATTTCAAAGTGAATTTTCTTTGAGAATGCTAGCAAGGCCTATTACGTTTGATGAAGCGATTAGTAAGATAGAATTATCTGCATCGCCGGGTTTTCCTTGGAATACTAAGTATGCTACCAAAAGAGAGGTTATCGTGAATGAGTTGGAATTGATCCGAGAGATCGTTGCCCGTGTTTTTGAAAAAGGTGATGTCGACTACATTTTTAATGGAAATCGATACACCAATGTGTTTTGGCTCACTTCACCAAAAAGTGAGATTCGTCCTATTGAGAAAGTCAACTCTCCTGATCGTTCTAAGCGCAAAACTAGAACGTTCATGTGTGGGGATTTGATTTGTCATATAGTTGGTTTTATGCTCTATAAAGAACAGAATGATCGATTCCTGGATATGGCTCATACGAATAGTTGGTCCGCCGTGGGACTTAGTCCTTGGTACGGCGGTTGGGATGTTTTAGCGAATATTTTACTTCGTAATTCCAAGGTATCATCAGCAGTACATAAGTTCCATTGTTATGACGCAAGTCATATGGAAGCTTCTGTTAGTGATGCAGTACAACATGAGATCTATTCGATGCGTAATCAATCAATGAATCACAAATATCGCACGGCCTGTGATTGGTATTATTTGAATACCACCAGTTCCCTTTTGATCGATATTGACGGATTCGTTTGCATGAAGAATGGTAAGAATCCATCGGGGGGGTTTAATACTCTTACTGATAATACGATGGCTTTGGTCCTTGTCTTCCTCTACACAATTGCCTGCGTCTTGAGAGACGTGGGACTGGTTTATGAAGCAATGATAAGAATTGCGTGCAAGATGCTTGGAGATGACTCCATTTTTGAAGACTGTGTTGAACTCCAGAGGTTGGAGTCTTCCAGTGCTAGTATTGGGTTTGACCTTCAGCCAGAAGCTGAAGCAGGACCTCTAGCCGCTTGTACCTTTTTATCATCCAAATTTGTGTTTAATTCTCGATACCGGATGTGGGTGCAGTATAATAATTTTGAAAAGATAATTGCTAACGTTTACTTTAATTTTAAAGCTAGAAGCTGGCGGTTAGCTTATGTTAAACTGTGCGCAATTCGTCAGATCTTTTTTGCTTATGAAGATAAGCGTCTACAGGTTGATCACCTGCTTAGGTATATCCTTCAGAATCATGATTATGATATGAAGACGGAGGATTGTAAGGAAGTTACTTATGCACAAGCTCGTTCGCAGCTTATGAGTGATAGTGACAATGCATTCCTCATTTTCGGGGCTGAAAGTGTTCATTGTTAGGTTATATTTTGGGCTTTATACGTAAGCGGCCATCCCAAAATAAATTCCGATATTTTAAATATACGGAGTTCCTATTTTATGTTTGTTATGCACTTTTTGATTATTTACATTATTATTTCACGTCTTCCTTTTTTACCTATTTTTATTTCCCCTTTGAATCATGTCAGCGTCCGTCGCAAGAAGCGAGAAAATTCTCGATCGTTTATCACGTGAGAATCATTTATCTGAAGCTGCTAAGCAGTGGCTAATCGTTACTCTTGATCCTTTTCATGATAATCCAACAAATTGCACTGGTATTCCTGATTCTACTTCAGGTTCATCTGTTGTCCAATGCGTTAAATCTTCTACAACTATATCGTGTCCTTCTGGTATAACTACCGGAACTTGGGATGCACATATAGTTATGGTTCCCTTCATGGCAAATAGCGCAACTCCGTTGCGGTTCCAATCAGGTTTTTCTGCATTGAATACTAATGCATTGTATTATGATGAAACGGCCGTTGGTCGTGAAGTTACCCCTATTTCTATTGCATCATATCCTACTGGATATACCGGTTCTTGGACCAATCCATTGGCTGCAGGTGATGCTGGTTCTACCAGCAAAACTCAAACCAATTTGGCTCTTAACGGGAATTTTTCAGTAGGAGACTATCGCGTAGTATCTCAAGGTTTTGAGGTGGTTAACACCACTTCCCCTTTGAATGTGCAAGGTTTGTGTACTGCGTACCGAACCCCTGTCCCCCCCTTTGTTACGTCTACTGTTCATGAAACGGTTAGACAAGGAGGAGATGGAACTACTGCACAGCCAAAGGCCTATGGTGCTGTCCAATATTTGCCAATTCAGAATACACCTTTTAATCCTTCCCATGCTTTATTGCTTCCTGGAACTAAACAGTGGCATGCAAAAGAAGGTTGTTATAGTGTAGCTCATTTGAACGATTGTGATTTGGATGTTAGTAATAATTTGTGGATTCAACCTCTTATTGACCGAGGTCAAGTTGATTCAACCGCATTAAATAATTATTATTTTCCCCAACTCCAATCTTCTGATTTTGGCACAACCCCGGTGGTGAGTATTATTGGTCAGCGCCCTGTTCAATGGGCAAATATGGATATTTCTGGAGCCATTTTTTCTGGGTTGTCTTTATCAACCACTCTTACTATTAACTGGAATATTTATATTGAGCGTTTTCCTTCGTTTACTGAAACTGATTTAGTTGTCTTAGCAAAGCCCTCTCCAGAGTTTTGTCCGATGGCTTTTGAAGTTTACAAAGCGATTGCTCAAAATCTTCCAGTTGCAGTAATGCAAAAAGAAAATGGTCTTGGTGATTGGTTTAGGGATGCCGTAGCTACAGCGACGGAATTTATTACTCCAATTGCCTCCATGATACCTCATCCTGCTGCACAAGCCATTAGTCAAGTAAGTAAAATTGCTGGTAATTTGGCGAGACGTGAAAATGAATCGCCTATAATTATGAATCAACAGCAAGAAAAAGCTTATTTGAAACCTGTTGGCCACTCTAATTCTAAAGAGAAAAAACAGGAGAAAAAACTTGTGAAGAAAGAGATCAAGCGTGAAGTTAAAGCTGTTATGCCACAGCGTAAAAAGGCAAACCGTAAATGAGTTCCTCTCCAGTAAATGCGCTGACTACTACGTATAAAACGAGAGTTTTATCACGTTTAGTAGCAGCGTATACTGAGGAGTTACTGAAAATGTTGGTGGATGATGAGTATAAAAAACTCTCTCCTGAACAACAAATTCAGGCACAGAACGAACTCGGTCATTGGTACCAGAAATGGTTTCATATGATTCCTGATCCTAAGGTAAGTTCTGTGGATGGTGACGATTTTGAACATGTTGATCAAGATCGTGTGCCAACTGTCATATATAATCAACATAACAATACGTATTCTTATTGGAATACTCTCATTAAAAATTTGAGTGAGCCTCCTTTTGGTGTTCAATAAGATGCTTTTCTGGGTGATGATTTATTTTGTCAGCCAGATTGCCGCGCAAGCTCTGCATTGAGTTAAAATAAAGTGTAGAAGTTTTATACTTCACATCTGGTATGGTGTCCAGCGCGGGATACTTGTCCGCATAGCTATAATTAGCTGCCCTCACATTCGTGGGCGCAGAGGTCATAACTATGCTAGTAAAATTTGAAAC